TAGCGAAGGTCGGGGCGGAGTCGCCGTCGTCGCCCTTTGGCCCCTGCGGGCCGGTCGGTCCGGTCGGTCCCTGGAATGGCCCTAAGTCCTCCCAGCTATCCCCGTCCCAAAAGTACAGGTGGTCGGGATCAAACTCCTGCACGACGTAGGCGTCGCCGACCGTGTTGCCGGTGGCATGCTCGGAGTTGAGGAGGGCGACAGTCGCGATCGTGCCCTTGGGGATCAGCCCGACAGAGCCGGGATCCCCCTTGTCCCCCTTCGGCCCGGGGTCACCCTTATCGCCCTTTGGCCCTGGCGGGCCACCAGGTGGCCCCTGTGGCCCCGGCGGACCACGCAGCTCGAGCGTCTCGAAACGGGCGACGACCTCGCCGTCAATGTCCCGGCCGAGGATGACATGCTGTGCCATCAGGCGGCCCTCTCCAGCCAGATGGGGGCATACGCCTCAGTGACCCCGTTCTTCTCAAGCAGGATCTTCACCCAGGCCACGCGCCCGAGCGGGAGCTGCGCCGTCTGCCCCTCCTGTAGGGTCAGGATGTAATGCGGTTCGCCGGTTGCCAGGTTGCCGATCGTGATGGAGGGTGACAGTTTTCGACACCCCTCCCACCACACTTCGGCATTGACCGTGTAGCCGGTGAGGTCGAGGGGCACTTTTGGCTCACGCGCCTCCTCGCGATTGTAGTGGGTGATGTAGCGGGTCATTTCCGAGCCGCCGACGAGCGGCTTGAAGTGGCGGTTGTAATAGGCCATTGGCTCAGAGCTTCATGTAGAATGTGAACAGCATGAACGGCGGCATGTTTTCATGCGCCGCTGGTGTTGTGGCCCCAGCATTGGCGGTGACGCCGCTGGCATCTAAGTTGAAAGACCCGGAACCGCCGATTTGCTGCCCGAGCGTTGTCGTCGGCGTGCCTGTAAATGCATGATCGGTGTTCTGGTTAATATTGTTCTCGAAGGCGAGCATGATGCCGCCTTCAGCATCAGAACCGGAATCGGAGTTGGATGATGCTCGCCAAGAATGGCCGTGATTACCGCCCTTGAGCGTCCCCGGGCCATGCGCATGCAATGGCACCTGGTTGATGTTGCTCAATGCTATCTCGTCATCACCGCCAAAGCCGCCGACCGTGTCACGCGGCGTTGTGCTACCGCCGGCAATGATGGCGGTCGAGTCCATGTAGGTCGCGCCGATAAGGCCAGACGATATACTGCTGCCCATCTCGTCAACGCCGAATGGGGCCCGACCGCGCATGTCGGGAAGCGTGAGCGATTTGCCGGCTGTAAAGTCCGCCAAGGCAGTGAGCCCAAGACCGCCGATAACTGGACAGATCACATTGCCGGTCTTCGAGGAAAATCTAGTCCAGAGGTGTGAGTAAAGGTTCTGGGTTAAATCGGAGGCCATCTCGGTACCACCCGGAACCCCCCCTGTCTTGCTGATGGTTCTGCCATTCATCCGCACCCAGCCCTCTTCGGACCCATAGTCAAACTTGAGTTTCACATCCCCAGTTTTGGCGAGCGCATTGGCATCGACGGGAGGCCCCCCTCCCCCTTCTCCTTCCCCCGATGTCGTGCCGATGATCGGGACGCTCCTGTCGTAGTAGAGTTCCGAGCCGCTCGCGTCCGTCACCCGCACGTCGTAAAACTGCCGCCCGGAAACCTCGGGGTCTTCCGGGTCCGGGTCGGTGTCATCGAAAAACACTTGCGGCCATCTGCCGTTGCCGTCCGCCACGACGGGGTGCGGGTGCTCGTTCACCTCTCCCAGCGTGACCGAGGAGTAGGTGGGCATGGGCGTGGTTGTTCCCGCCTCCGTGAAGTAGGCGAGCGCACCGGGGATCAAATTGTCGAACTGATCCAAAACCTGAGTGCGAGAGAGGTGCCAATAGCCCGAAATGGTAATACCCTCCCCAAGCGTTTATCGTTACGCTCGGATTGTTGACGTGCGTGGGAGTGATGGAGTGAGAGACGTTGAACTGGAGCCGCATGAATGGCGGCGTATCTGGCCCCTCCCACCCTTCGTGCAATGGGACGAGCCGCTGTTCTGGTGGTGTCTGGTGCTCTTCGGCGTCGCGCTCTATGCGACGCTCAGCGGACTAATATCCCCGGTTCTGTTTTTCGGCGGCCTGTTTGTCGCGTTCGCCTGCTGTCAGATATACCTGAAGCGGCTTGCGAACCGCGGGAGTAATGGCGCGGTTGGCAGCCAGCGAAGCGTGCAGCGAGCGGATACCGTCGAGCCAGCGTTCATTGCGGGCGGCAGCCTTGACCCCTTTCTGGAGAACTTGCGGATCGGTGCTGGTAAGGATTTGGGCGACCCGCTGCGCGACCTTCTGATTGACCTTGCGCCGCCCGAGGGCAGCGAGCGCCGTGACAATGCCGGTCGAGGAATAATCCCCCTGTAGCGGAGTAGGACCAAAATATGCGGCGGCGCCGCCCGCAGTGCCCGCCACAGCCATGTCGGCCAATTGCTTGGCAGTCGTCGACTGGCCTCTTGTCGCCCCCCGTAACTGGTCCATCATGTCCTCGATGCGGAGATGCGCCTCAATCTGCCGAGCGCGCACCGGGCCAAGCGCCAGCCGGATGCGATCGCGCGCTGCAGGCGACGAGAGAAACGCCTTGTCGATGACGTTGACCCGGTTTCTCGTATTGCGCACGCTGTCGATCAACTCGCCCGCAAAACTGTCGGCGAACAACTCGCGATCAGCGGCGTTCATGCTGCTGAAGTGTTTTCGGGCCTTCAGGTCATTGAAGTTGCGGTGCACGAAGTTGCGCCCGCTCTCGCTGGCACTACGTGCCCCGAAGAACTCATGCGCCGTCCCACGTGCGGTCTGATAGCTCGGCACTAACTTATCGAGTTCTTCGTTCATCTGCCGGGCAAGATTATTCAGAACCCCTGCCTCCTTCGGGACGGCTTTCTGAGCGGCGACATCCAACTCTTGGCGCACCGCATCCCAGTATTGCAGGTTCGGGTAGGTCGGAACGCCGCCCTTACCCTTTCGGAAAAGCACTCGGCCGTCCGGTGTAACCTCTGCCCCGGAGCGGAAAGCTCCAAACCCTTCAGCAATAGCGCGGTCCTTGCCGCTGCCTTCGGCACGACGCATCGCATCGACCACAGCGGGGCTGCCTATGAGTTGTTGCAAGCGCGGCGAGATCAGCGGGCGGTCGCCCTGCTCATAGGCTAACTTGTAATTAGGCCGGTTGAGCGCGCGTGACTGCGCCTCCAGTTGTTCGAGCCGGGCAAACCTGTCGGTGTTGCCGGTCGCCATGCCCTCAATGCGATCGGCAAGCCGCTGGTTCTGGCTTTCAAAGCGCGGCTTTGTCACGTCCTCCAAAGTCTTTTCTGCCTCGTCCGACAGATTGGCGGCCCGCCGTGCCAGGCGCTGCGTGGAAGCGCCACCGATATCTCCAACTACCATCGGCGCTCCAGCTGCCTGGAAGCCGGGTATCTGGCCAAGGCGTTGCTGCACCTGTTGCCGGCTGCCAATGTCGCGCTTCAGGCTGCGCGCAACCTGCTTCTGCGCTTCACGATTAGCCGAAACCGTGCCGCGTACCGGGTAGTTCAGCCAGGACAGGCCGCGGCCCGCCCCAGCGATAGCCTCTTGGACAAGCGGTGAGGCCGCGCCTATGCCCGCACCTACGCCTGCGCCTACGCCTGCGCCGACAAGTCGCTCCGCCGGCGTCTCTCCTGCGCCAGCGCCCTCCAGCGCCCCGTAGCCGGCCCCCCACGCAGCTGCGCGCGGTGAGTTGGCCAGGAGGCGTGTTCCAAGCGTTGCGCCTCCCTGCGCCGCTCTGAGGCCCGGCGTGAACGGTATGGTGGCAAGTGCTCCGCCAATCTCTAGCGCCGTGGATGTGCCGGGGTTCCTTTGCCGGAACGCCTCAAGGTCGGCACGAGTATTAGCAAGCTCCTCGTCATAGAGATCGCCGTAGGACCGGCCGCTGTCTCCGAGCATGTATCGGGCGCCACCGCGCACACCAGCCTTTGCCTCGTCCGCCCAGCTTGCCCCGATGCCCTGCATGAGCGGGTCGAGGAACGAGCCGCCCTGTGGGGTCATGTCAGGCATGGCCTGGCCTATCGCGAGGATGCGCTCTTTCTTGCGCCGCTCCTTGCGTACCTCGTCCTCGGCGGGATCGTATGGCTGAAGATCGCCTCTTCGCAACGCGGCGGCGATCGAACCCTCCTCCGGCTGTGGTTTCTTCCGCACGCCAAAGCCGGGGGGCAAACTCGGTGAAGACGCCCCGGCAGGGCTTCGCACAACGAAGCCAGGAGGAAGAGCGCCGGCCATCTATTGCGCGCCCTCGTCGTAGGGAACCCAACCCTCAACGGTCATGATCATGCTCTGGCCTGTCGCAGGATTGTCGATGATGGTGCCAACCGGATAGTCGCCGCCGGATGCGTCGGGCGGCTCTGCCCCTGCATCTTCTGCTGGCCCGGCCGTAACGTCGTCCTCTGCCGGCTGGTCGATCGTCTCCAGGCTCTTGACGCGGTTGCTGAGTAGGTCACGGTTGGCCTTCAGCTTCGTCAGCAATTGCTTGGTGGCGGCAAGTTTGGTGCTGGTGGCAGCATTCGGATCAGCCACCAGGCGCAGGAAGGTGGCGACATCCCTGTCTGATGTCGCGCCCTTCAGGCTGTTGGCCATCTGCTCGACGGCCTGGATCGACATAATCTGCTGATAGCGCTGCGTCCGCTCTGCGGTCGCCTTGTCAGGAAGCACGTTCCTCAATGCGTCAGGCGTCAAATCCTCCGGCAAATTTGCGCCGATAGCCGTGCGCGCGCCCGACCCATACCCCTGGAAGACGCCTTGATCGATAAGACGGTTCGCCTCTTCCAGCAGATCGATGGCCGGGCCGAGGTTTGTCAGTTCATCTTGCGCACTGACAAGCTGCCTCTCCTGCGTGGAAGAGCGCTGCCTTCTGCCCTTGCGAATAACTTCCCGCGTATTCGGATCGATAACATCCGACGTGGAAGGCGCAACAATCGGCCTCTCCGGTTCAGGAGAAACAACCTCCTGTAGCGGGGCATTTGGATCGCCCGTCACGACATATTGCGACCCGCGAGGACCACCCACGAATTGCGGCTTGCCGCGCAGGAACTCGTTCTGCAACTGCGTCTCGGCCAGCCGCGTCAGACCCAGCCCCGTATCCACATCCCCCAACTGGAACAATCTCGCCGCCATTGCCGTGTAGTCTGGCGTGCCGTCCGGCCCGGTCGGGATGCCCTCTTGAAATGCCTGCCGCGTGGCTCGCTCGATCCTGCGCTTGCGGCCAAACTCCAGCCCCTGCTGCAGCGCGTCGCCGAGCCCGCCAATGCTGCCGGCAATGTCGATGTTGGGCTGATGCCGCGGCGTCATCGGCATGTAGGGAGGGACGGAGATCGGCATCAGAACAGTCCCGGCCGCATGGTGGCGCCACTGGCCGCACTACTCATCCCGCCAAAGCCCCCGCCCATGCCGCCGCCGAGCAACTGCGCCCCGAGCTTCAGGCCACCCATGATCCCGCCAAAGATGTTGGCGCCGGTCTGGTCCTTGCCCATCTCGTATTGCCCGCGTGCGCCGCCAATGCCCGTCTCGGCCGCCCAGTTGATCCCGGCGCGGTCCCCCGCCAGCCCGAGCAGGCGGTCGCCCAAGCCGGTGCTTATGCCCGCCTGCGCCCCTGCGGCGTTCATCCCGAGCTGATCATAGCCCGACAGCCGGTCGAGCCAGCCGCCATACTCCTGATTGGCGAGCTGGTTGCCACGGTTCTGCAGGGCGATCGCCGTGTTGCCGCTTGCGACATTGCCCAGCGACGAGGCGTTGCGCATGACCCCTTGAAGGGCCTGGTCAACGGCAAAGTCATAACCGGGACCGGTCTGGAAGGCGTCGACTGCCGCTTGCCTCCCCGTGTCCCCGCCAAGCCCAAGGGCATTGGCATACATCTCCGAGCCCTTGTTATAGCGGGCCGCGTAGGGGCTGTAGTAGCCGAGCGCATTGCCAAACTGGCTGCGCAGATCACGCTCGCCTGTGTCGAGGTTGCCCATCGCCAGGCGGCGGGCGTTGCCGTAGCCACGCGTGTATTCGTCCCGCGCCGCCTTTTCGTTGCGGTCACTGAAGAGATCGAACAGACCCATCAGAGTGTCCTCATGTCATGTTCCAGCTACGACCACATCCACCCAGAAATTATAGCCACCGCTGTACGAGCTTGGCGGCCGGTAAAACGTGCCGTTCGCAGCCAGGTTATTGCGTTGCGTGAAATTGTTGGCGTGCGTTGCCGCGTTATCCCTTACCCCGGTGATGTACGTCTTCGGCGAAGACACCACGTCCGCGTCATCGAACACATCTATTGTCGCGTAGTGGTAGAAATGAGAGCCGCCGACAGACGGCACCCATACATGCGCGACATACCCGTGCGACGTGCTGGTCGCATACGGTGTCGTGAGATCAACCCTCTGCCACCCCGTCGTCCCGGCCAGGGTGAAGCTCTTCGACTCGATCAGGCTATCCACGCCCCCATCAATCCGCCAGAGCGCGACAGTCCCCGTGCCGGTCTGCCCTGAGTATTGATAGAAAACGATCGCCCGGATCTCTTCCGCATCGGCACTGACCGTGAACGTCAGACCGATGTTGTGGCCGTCCGGGTTCGACGTCGTCCCTTCCGACACCGGGGGTGTCGCGGACGGATACCACAGGCTCTGTTCGGTCAGGCCATGCGGCACAGCCATGATGCCGGGCGTAAGCCTCACGCCGAAAGATCCCCGAACAGCACCCACTCGTCAGTGGCGCGCTTGTAGAGCGAGGCCCCAGCGTATTGGCCAGCCATTTTCAGCTTGCTTTCCCTCTGGCGGATAGTGACGCCGGAGCCTGCCACGATGGTTGTCTGCCCTGCACCCATCTGCGTCAGGTCAATGCGCGAGCCGATGGCAAATGCGACGCTGGAATTGGGTGGGACGGTCAGGTTATTGGCGGCACCTACATTCATCTCGACCGCCTTACCGATGTCGGTCAGCGCCAGCGTGTAGCTTGCGGTCTGGGTGTTGATACCGGCCAGCAGTCCAAGCGCCTCGGCATCTGTAATCCCGTAGCCAGCCAGCGTTGTCGGCTCGCCAGTGATGTTCGACCAGGTGACCAGCGCCAGTATCGAAGACAGTGTCGTGCGATAGTTTACGCCCCCGGCGAGATTGAGTAGTTCGTCGGTGCCTGCCGGGGTCGTGCGGGCCGGCAGATCAGATATCTTGGTGTCTGCCAACTTATCCCTCCAGCAGGATCAAGCTGAAACCATCCTCAAGCAACATGTAGTCGCCGCCCTCCAGCAGGACCGCCCCGCCGCCGGCCTCAGGGCCGCTAGGAAGCGCGTCCGCGATCGCACGCAGCTCTTCTTCCATCGATTGAAAAAACAGGTACCATTCCCGTGTAATGGGCCCAACTTTCTGAAACATGGGAATGTTCGGCGGAGGCAGTGGAGCGTGCTTTGCCACTCCTCAGACCTCCGCCTCGGCCGTCATGTCGCCCCCGAGCAGGGAAATGTCAACCGGGTCACTGACCTCCAGCCCCCAGCGCCGCCCCTGTTGCGCCGTGCGCCCGGTCCTTAGAACCGTGACCTCTGGGTTAGTATCCTGCCGCCCTATCTTCCGAAGCAGCGGATTGCTCCAGTGCAGCCCGCCATCATCCGACCACTCGATGGCAACTTGCGGGTCCGTCTCGATCGGGTCACGGCCCGGAGCACGTCCGGTCCCTGGCGCGAAGTTCAGGTCCACCCGCGGCACATTCATGCCCCTCGGAAAATCATGCACGGGCGCGCTCTCGATGCGCATCACCAGCGGCGCATCGTCCTCCTGCCGTGTGTCCGAAGTGACCTCCACCAGCTTGCCGCTATGCGTATCGCCGACCAGCCAGCGATTAAAGGCAAACACGCTGTCCCCGGTGCTACGCCAGCGCGGAAGCTGCAGGCCACTCTTCAGCCGGCTTACTCGTTCATTCCAGCCCTGGGTGGTGAGGTTGAACTCCCATGTCCATTCCGCCGAGGACACGACGATGAAGGCGGCACCAGACGTGATGTAGCACTGACATTCGATGCTGCTCTTGTCCTCCAGAGCCTCGATGTCGCGGTCCACGTCGGGCGTCGAGATGCGGGTTGCCTCATAGCCATTGAGGACATGCACGCCGCTATCGTCCCCCACCCACACCAGCGCCTTGCCAAAGCCGTCCTGGTAGCCGGCCACGGCAAACGGGGCGATCAGGCCGCGGTTGATCACCGCTATGCGATTGAAGGGAAAGCCCTCTGGGTTGGCGACGTTGCGATAGACCTCCGTCCACGTCTCGCAGAAGGCGAACAGGTGCTGGTCGTAAGCAATCAGGCGGCGAAGCTGCCCGGCCTTCGCCTGCGCATTAGTGAAGTCCAGAGCGTTGAAAGTGGCGGCATCGTTGATGCCCGACGCCTGTATCCGGCCGCTGGCCGCGCCGTAGAACGTATAGCCGTCCATGAACGTGTTGGTTATCTCCGAGATGTCCGGCGTGTTGATCTCGGTGAGAGTGGGGGACGTGCAGAGATAGGATGGCCCCGCATCCGAGCGCGTGACGACAACGTCAGGCGTAGGCTGCTTGTTGTTGCGCGAGAACTGCACGCGGTCGGTGCCGGAAAGGTCAGCAAACTTGGTGGCGGCCCCGCCCTCTCCCATCGTGACCAGGATGCCGTTGAACGCCGCGTAGAGCGTGCTGCCGACGAGGATGGCCCCTCGATAGCCTTCCAGTGCCACAGTGACCAGAGGCGGCCCCACAGAGACTGTGGCGAGAGCATCGCTGAACTTCAGCATGCCAGCGCTGGAGACAATCTTTGCAGGAGACACTGCGCCCGGCCCAAGCGGCTCGGCATAGGCATTGATCAGCCGTCCCGCCGACTCGTGCGTGCGCCGCCCCGGACAGGAACCGGTTGGGAAGGGGATGGAGGCCATCGGCTCAGAAGTAGTTCACCACGGCCACGCTATAGGTCGGCCGCATGGCGCGCATTATTCGCATCTGATCTGTTGCACGTGAAACCTTGCTCGCCCATGAGGCTGGGTCCGCCTCGTTGCCGCGCGGGATGCCATACTGGCCGAGCAGACTATCGGCGACAAAGATCGAGACGGGGGTGAGAAACTCATCCGGCACGTTGTCGAGGTCGAAGTCGCCCAGAATTTCGAGGGCCTGGTAGCGAGCGACAACGGGCTCTAGTGCCCGATCGACGGTCGCGACGTCCTCGGGAGCAGGAGCCTGTCCCGAGGCGACAAGGCTCATCTCATAGAGCACGTTGTCGATGAGGTCGCGACGTGTGTTGGCTCCATCGGGCATCTTCAGTCTCCCGTTGCGCCTTCAGTGCCCTGTGCGGCGAGATATAGCTCGACGTACTCAATGGCTCCGTCACGGGTGGCCAGCGCATCACCCTCACCGCCGAGCCGCTTGGCCAGCGCAATGATCTTTTTGTGGTGAAGGGTTTTCCAATCAGCGGGGATCTCGCCGGCTATCTCGGTGCCGTTCTCATCCCTGGCGTTACCCGCCGGGAGAGCGGGCAGCTCCACAACCACCTCCTCGATCGTGAGGGCCGGATGCGTCTTGGCCTTGATGATCATATATTCGTAGAAGCGCCGCATCTCGCTCGTCTCTGCCGCCTCCGGGTCAACGAGAACGGGCGTGTTCAGCGGGAAAGTCAGGCCGCCCCAATTCAATTCTTCAGCATCAGTCCCTGGGCCGCCGATGAAGGTAATGTTCGCCGCCATGTTCTTATCCTTCAGCCTCAGAGAAAGAGGCGGCGAGGTGTTCTCCCGCCGCCTTTCATCGCTTCAGTCAATCAAGTCGGGAGAGCCGCACTAAAAATTCCGGTGACCATCCCGGTCTGCACCTTCTTGGTGTAGGTCGTGTCCTCAGTGGGATAGTTCCTACGCGGAATGCGGAAGGTTTTTGCAACCCCGTAACACATTTTTACACCTACACCGCGAACAAACTGATAGTCCGTCTGATCGCGGAATGTCGGAGTCGCCATCTTGCCCCAGGCGAACATCACCGCCTGCTGCCCGCACAGGAACACGGGCGCGAGACGCCCGCTGCTGGCTCCGGCATCATGTAAAGCCCAAGGACTGGTGACGAAGCTATCAATCTCCGGCACCTCGCGGATGATGACGCCGTCATAGAGCAGATCGCCGTCCTGGAAGAGCGGGTTGGTGCCCGGCCCTCCATAGAGTTGCTCCTCCTCTCTGCTGCGGGCATGCACGTTGATGCCGATGACCGCAGGCGTGGTCGGCAGGCCGGTCTGGTTCATCGCCAACTTCAACTGCGCGAAGTTGGCCGAGCCCGCGAAAGCCACGAAATACTCCCGCCCGTCCCTCGTCACATAGGGGCGGATTTTCGGGATTGCCGTCTTGGCCCGATACTTCATCAGCGACACCGAGGCAGGAACAAAGGTGTCGGCTGTCGCGTCAATCTTCGCCCGCGTCAGATCCCACGTGTCGAGTGTGGTCCCCGCAGAGAACATATTGTTGATCGCGTTGCCGAACAGCACGCGGTCGGAATTATCCGAGATCCAGGTTTCGATCGCGGCATCCGAGGTGGCTACGAACGGAGTTCCGTTCACGCGCCCGCTGGTCGTGGTGAGCCCGCCGAGATTGGTCGGCTGCGACTCGCTCGGGAGGTTCATCATCGCGAGGATGATCTCGTCCCGCTGCAGGCACTTGCCCCAGTCGGAGAGGAGTGACTTGGCCTCGCCAAAGATGTCGGCGGAGTCTTTTTGCTCCTCCGCATTATTGGTCGCGACCGCGTTTCTGGCCCAATCGATCCAGACCCGCATACCATAGTTGTCGATCTTCTCCTCGTTTCCGGTGAGCGTATCGACACCGTACGCCACCGCATGGATCGAAGCGTCATACGTCTGCGGCGTTCCCGGCCCGAAAAGCGAGCCGACCATCGGGAAATTAATCTGCTCGCCGCCCTTCTTTGCCTCATTGCGGATCTGGATGATGCTGCTGTTGTCCGTCCCCATGTAGGGGCTGAACAGGTTCTCTCTGACGTATTCCCGATTGATCTCAGTCGTATATTGAACAAGTTTGTTCTTCGACTGGATATTCGACATTACTGTTGCTGCTGCCATTGTCGTTCCTCAACGACAAATGCAGCGCCGAATTATCTCCTGCGCTGCATCGGTCGTACTGCGTCTGCAAAGAAATCCGCATCACTCACCGGCAGCGTCTCCTCGGACATCCCTGCGGAGCCGGGGGCACGTGTCAGGTTGGGAAGCGGGGTGACGGAGGACGGTCCCCTGGCGGGGTTTCTGCTGGCTTCAGAGCGCCAACTTTCCATGGCCTTCTGGCGGAAGGCCGGGTCGTTCAGCAGTTCGGCTTGCAGCTTCTCGCGATATGCCTTGGGATCTGACCCGACCTCCTGGAGCGTGCGCTCCCGGCGGTGCCAAGCCATAATCTCCTCGGCTGGATCGAACGAGTTGCGCACACGCTCAAGAAGCTGTGTGTCTCCCGCCCGCTCCGGTGCATCGAACGCCTTGTATGCCTCGCGGAACTCCTCGCCGTGCGTCTGGTCTGCCCGGTGTAGCGAGTAGGCGATCTGCTGCTGCTTGAACTGCTGCCAGAGATGCGCTGCGAGCTGCTGCTGCTGCCGAATGATGCCCTGCCGAAAGCCTGCCGGATCCTCTATTGGGTCGGGCAGTTGCTCCGGTTCCGGCTGCTGTTGCTGCTGCTGTCGACGTTGCTCGTAGAGGAGTTGCTGGAGTTGCGCCTGGGTGGCGGCAAACCGCTCCTCGGCCGCGCGTCTGCGCTCGGTTTCCTCTCTGAGCCGCCAGGAGGGGATGGCGTCAGCGGAGGAAAGTGGCTCCTCTGCAGTCGGCTTTTCTCCCGGTGCTACAGGTGCTGGCGTCTCCGCATCCGGGGCTTTAGAAACAAAACGCCCCGCTTCGTCGCGGGGCCTCTCGTCCTTCAGTTCCGGTTCCGCTTGCGGCTTGTCCGGCGGCTCTGCCGGGGGGTTATCGCCGATCGCGGCTTCGAAGATCGCTTTATCGTCAACAGGCAATAGCTCTTCATCGCCGGCCATCATGGATGCCGTCCTTTCATTCCTGCGTTTCGTGCTGGATGACGTGATCACCCCTGTCTCGCCGGGGGTGTTGGCGTGTCCCTCTATCGCTTGGGACGGGCGAACTGGTTGCTGATCAATCTAGGGCGATACCGCCGCCGACCAGCCAACCGCCAAGTTAAGGCCATTGGCCGGTGCCGTAGGCACTCCCGCCGCATTGACAAAGTTCAGCCGCAGCGTCGGGGCGCGGCGGTCCTCATTGATGGCTGAAGGCGTGGCAGAACCCTGATAATACTCATCGTCGGCAAGAGCCGCGCCACCCTTCCGCAACCACGTCGGGTAGATCGTATTCCATATGGCAGTTGTCGCTGCATTCGCAGGATAGAGCCGGAGATTGCCGTCTTTCGGCAGCCAGAACAGTTTGGTCTGGATGTCATGGGTCGTCGCGGATGCCGCCGTCGTCCAACTCTCCACAGCCCCCTGCTCGCTGAACAGCGTCTCAAAGCCCGTGCCCAACGCTGCTATGCCGGTTCCGCTGTGCGCTGTGCGGATGCGGCAGTTGCGGAACTTTCCCGCATAGAGAAACAGATCCAGGTTCTGCCAGATCGTTCCGTCACGGACATCGAAGATCGTATTCTCGAAGTCCCAATGCACCTGGTCCCTGATTGTCACGACAGCCGCAGTATTGAACCCGCCGGCATTGCTCTTGGTGATGTAGCTGGCAGAATATGCGCCCAGAATACAGTCCTTGAAGGACAGATAAACCTGCTGGTGCGATCCCATCGCGGTGATGGTCAGAAGATGCAGATATTCCTGGCTGGGGGCCACGAGCCGCTCGAATGAAATATAGGACGGCTCGTAGTTCCTGCGGTGGTTGCGGATAGCCACCGTCGCGCCGGCCGCATTGGTGACATCGATTACGACATAACCGCCATTGGCGCTGTATTTGTAATAGCTGTAAGCGCCCACCACCGACACAGTATTGAGGGTCTGCGCACTGATGTATGCCGAAGGCACTCCGGGGCTGACCAGCGTCCCTTCGATGGCCAGCGAGAATGCCTGTGCCACCTTAGCCGCCGATGCCCCCGCGGCGGCCACCGGCACCTCGATCAGCGTCGTGGCCCCCGCCCCCCGGGGCGCTCCCAACCTGTTGGTATTTAACCACAGCCCGGAGGTCGGA